GGATTTTAATCATGGCACACCACGATCTAAAGCAGTACACAAAACACTTTCAACAGATTGTAGATGGATTAATGAAATCTATAGTCAGATACGATGACCGAAATTACCAGATTGGCGATACTGTTACATTGCGAGAAGGTGCTCCAGATTCAGAAGAAGAAGGCTATTTCAAATATACCGGAAAAGAAGTATCAGCAATAATAACCTTTATTGATGACTTCGGATGTCAGCCTGGTTACGTATCACTCTCACTTGGTCGTGTTGGCTTAACTATTGTGCATAAGGATTGATGATGAGCGACGAAGAAATTAACCCAGAAACAATGAAAGCGATTAATCGAATGAAAGATGTTGGCTTTCCGAAGGTGGGAGATTATTTCGCTGTAAAAAACACCAGAAGACCAGGTGATGGATCATTCAGGACTGACATATTTAAATGCACTGGCGCCGATACAAATATGGTTGTGGCTAACTTTATCACAGGGATACACGCGACTAACAGGTATATTTTCGCCCGCGATGAATGGCTTTTTATGCCCGTAAGTGAAAGCGTTTTAAACGCCATAGGAATCTGCTTACCTAAAGATACCGACCCATCTGATGCAGAGATTATTGAGGATTAAACCATGAAAACACAGCAAGAATTAATGCAAGCGTACTGGGGGCCAGGTTGCACGGTAGATATGGTCAAGGAATATAACGTCAAGCACGGATGTGATGTGAAGCCTTGGGAATGTGTGAAATATGAGGGCAATAGTAGTCTTTGGCAAGGAGACCACCCAAGATTTGACGGTCAACACTACAGTTACACTTTCGCACTAACAATACTCTACGACGACAAGCGCAAGGAGCATCGGCCTGTGTTTTTGGGGGATAATGTTTATCACATAGACGGAAATGGGGATCCCTGGACTGTTTCTAACGTTGCGGCAAATGCGAAACCTGGTGCTTGGGGCAAATGGTCATGGAACCCACCGACACCAAAGCGCACGTTTACGATTAATGACAATGAATTAAATTGCCCGATTAACGATGTCAACGGATGTAGGCTAGATTTCTTGGGTGTCGATTATTATTTCAAAAGTATGCACGACAGAAATAAGGTTGCATCAGTTATCAGTAATATTCTTTGCGCAGCCAGAGATAAGGAGTAGGTTATGACCACAGAACAAGACCAACTAGAAGCCCAATCACGCGAAGCTATCAAAGCTTGGTGTGATGATCCGAGTGTAAAGCTTGAGTACACTGCAAAGGAAATTGTTGATTGGAAGCAGATTGAGAATATAGCTTGTATACGACTTAACGTGTATTACTACCGCATCGCCAAGCCAAAGAAGTGGTATAGGGTTGCTAAACTAATAGAAGATAGAACTATTACCGCAGATAATGAACGCGACGAGGCATCAATTAGCCATAGCCACGTATTCATCGAATGGCTAGACGAAAGGAAATATTATGATTAACAAGATACTTTGCAAGATGTGGGGTCATGTTTTTATTAAAGATTTTGAATACTTCACTTATCAATTCCCTATTCAGGCGCTTCCAGGTAAATGGATTATGAAATCCAGGCTAAGTACTATAACGTTTAATGTATTCAAACACTGCGGAGCTAGGAAATGACACAACAAACAATTGAAATCGACGGATTGCCGGAAGGTTGGAAGGCTGTGGCTTATAGATGCCCAGAAAGCGGCGATTATTATCTTGAAAACAATGGGATTGTGATAAAGCATACAGGGTGCAAACACAAATTCCCATTGATAATAGTAGAAAAAATCCAACCCCGCCGGATAGTGCTGGAAGAGACTGCGAAAGAAAATGAATTGGATAAGTTTGGCGACCCTATAATGCAACATTTTGGGAATGGGATTGTTGTCTATTCTGAGAAAATCTGGAAAGAAGTCAAGGAGTAGTGATTATGAAATTAAAATTTATGGGTAATGTAAGTGATGCACAAGTAAATTGGGGCGGTAATGACGATCCCAGGGGACTGTTGTTAGAAGGCTATTGTTATGATGTTGCTAACGTAGATGTCCGATCATCACATACAAAGATTACTTTAACTGACTTTCCGGATAAAATATTCAATAGTGTACATTTTGTAGAAGTCAAGGAGTAGTGATTATGAGTATTGAGTTTAGGAACATTAGTGACATAGTCATAGAAGTTAATTATAGGTTCATGCATGTAGCCACTATTTATAAATGGAAAGCCGGAAGACGACAGCAAATAGCTTTACATGACCTAACTGATATAGAAGTAGTAGAAGCCATCCTAGCCAAAATGAAAGAACTACAAAGCGAGGTGAAGAAGTGACTAAGCAATGCGGTAACTGCAAGTGGTGGGATGAAGAAGTTTATAAGGTTCCGGATGAATTTAATAATCTAGGATTATGCATTAACACCAATTTAGTTACTCAACCTAAATACAGTAATGAAGGCCAGGACTGTCCAGTTTTTGAAGAGAGGGAAAGAATGAAATCTATTAACTACGAGTTAGCTATAAACCAATACTTAAGAGTATTGCAAGATCAATTAATAATTGAGCAAGAATCAGGGCAAATGACAGCCATAACTATAACACAAATCAAGATTGATACTATCCTCAAGCTAAAGGAGTTTATCGAAAATGACAACTAAAGGCGAATGGAATAAATTCACCGGCTCTCAGACAGAAATCGAAGAGATAAACAATTCCAAAAGATACCAGCTTAAGCGGAAAGACGGCATGGAAAGCTACATACTAGAACCGCCATTATCAATTGATAACCAAGTTTGGGAAATGGAACTGGAATGCACTGAATTTTATAGGATATTTGAATAATGAGCGAATGGAAGAAATTCACCGGTTCGGATGAGCAGATTGCTGAAATATCAAATTCTGAGAACGGTTATAGCTGCAAATACATTGATGGCATTGAATCCAGAATATTTACCGGATCGTTGCGTGAGAACGCAATTTACGACAAGAACATGACGCACTTCTTAATATGTAATCCTCATCCGCTAGCCGACATGATCATACGCCAAGCAATGACAGGCCAGCCGGTTTGGGTTCGTGACTATAAAGATACACTCTTGTCAGGAGAACATAATTACGATGAATATGTAACAACCACGCCCAACTGGAACATACCAAACGCAGAGTATTCATTCACACCTTTTGAGGAGTAAGTTATGGAGATTAAAGAGTTGCACAAACTATGTGTCGAGTCTATTTCAGAAGGCTTCAACTATATTAATCTTGTTATGGATAAAAAGCCAAAGGGTTTTCCTAGAGGTGAATTACTTTCCGAAACACATCGGGGCAGGGTTTACAGATATTCTGCTATAAAGATTATCGCGTGGATGGATAAGAATAACTTATTAAAGGACACATCAAAATGACAATAGGTATAAGCAAGGAAAAGTTAGAAAATCTCATCTATACCGATGACTACTGCAATGCTCTTATCAATGCAAATGAAGCATTAGAAGCTTGCACCGAACTCAATCCGTGGCTCCCGATTGAGCAAGCGCCGAAAAATCGCAAGGTATTGCTGAAGTTTCCCATGCAAGATGGCGGTTATGAATACGCAGTTGATTTCGCGTTTGAACCGCCCACCTTGAGAGATTGGAATATGAAAGGGATGCCAGCAATAAAGCCTACCCACTACCAAGAATTACCAGGAGACCCGGACTAAAGTTTAATCCAGCCGATGGCACATCGGGAAATAATGTGCCGAGCCGGGGCAACAAGGTGGACTCCCATTTCAGACTAGCCTCCTACCTCCCTCTGATAAGGTGTTGTGATCCGGCATTTACTAACTTTAAGGAATGATATGGATATAGCAGATAAAGCAAGGGAAATAATATATGGCGACCGGGAATCATGCTATGGAGATCCGGGAAAGAATTTACGCATGATTGCGGGCATGTGGTCAGCATATCTTGAAATCGATATCACGCCAGAGCAAGTGTGCGACATGATGGTGCAGCTTAAGATAGCAAGGCTAAAAAACACGCCGGATCATGAAGACAGCAAGATTGACATTATCGGGTATACACTACTTAAAGAGCGGATAAATGAAGAAAACACTAAACAAAACTTGAGGTATATGATAGTATGATTACTTGGACTAATTGCGCGGATCGGATGCCGCCTGATGATAAGCTTATTATTGTTAAATCACACGGCAAGGTAAAAATCATGCGGGAATTCATCTTTAGAGTTTGTGCTAAATATAACCCTACATCTTACGAATGGTGTCCCTACACAGAAGAAGCTTGGAGCGAGTTAACGAAAGTTCAATAAAGGATGGAATAGATGAAGATGATATTTTTATTTGGCATCGTGTCTAATATTTTGTGGTCATGGTATGCGATCAACAAAACACAACATGACACTGCTTTCATGACATTCCATATTTATTTGGCTGCATTAATGGTAATCGGATATGTGGAATTTAAATGACGACTGTAACGGATTCTAAGATGATCAACACTTATCAACCTAAAGGTGGCATGTGCCTAACTTGCGCACATAAAGACAGAAATTGCTCTCACCTAAAATTTGATGAGATGAAAGTGATCCAAAAAGAATTGCTTGCTGGTGTAATTAAATCACATATCGTTATTTGCACTGAGCATGTTAGACCTAATCTACCCGGGTAAGCGGTAGAGCTAACAAGGGAAGATTCTATCCAGTGGGTAACTAACACTGGTAATCGACTTGCAAGTATAGAGTCTTCCACTTGTTGGTGCATAACGCAGTGATTATGCGTATCGGAAGGAGATCCGAGAGGAATGAAAAAAGTGCAGCCTTAAAACAAATCGGAAAGCCGGATTTAATCACCGGCCACCAACACTAAATAGGAGATGGGTATGAAAGTAATAACAGAAGAATGGATTAAGAATTCGATAGTGAAGGCTCAGCAAGTATCTGACGCTGGAGCGCCCGGTGCTGATGCTCTAGTAGTTGTATTGAATGCGATGCTGAAGCATTGCCAAGAACTCGACACGTTAACAGTAACGCAGTTGCGGCCTATGAGTGAGATTGAGGAAGGTAGAGTGTTAGTCCATCGCAAAGGGGTGGATACACTTTATGGCACTTATTTTCTTACTGGAGTTCTTGATGTAGAGGGGATTTATTACCGACCAGAAGAGTTTGATGGCTGGATCCCAATGCCGCGTTACGAACCGGAGAAGGTATGAACCCAGGAAGTGATGAAGCATTAGACAATGGATGTCTTTGTCCGGTCTTAGACAACGGGCACGGCAAAAAACGAGACGGATTGTTCTGGAGGAACGCTGATTGTCCCTTACATGGCGTTAAAATCGGCAAGCCTGACGACCAATCCACGCAGACCGCCCAAAACACGTTACAGCAGCCCAACGCCACCAGGACATAGGTGAGCATACACCGAGTGGAGATAGTCGCTGTAATCGAATCCTGAAACGTCGATTTGCTTCGCTGAATGAAATAATTTTGCCTGAGAAGTCATGGTGCGTTCTAAAATAAAAATCATGCTCAAAACATGCCCAAACTCTCAAATCAAGCACGCGAGTGCATCCATCTGACTTGGTGTAGAATTTGATTAGCTTCCAGTCATCCTCTGTGAAATTATCAGGATCGCAACATGACAGATTGCTTAGGAAGTCAAGAATAGTTTCTTCGTACTCTTCAAACATTTTTCAAAGTCACATAGTATCTGTCAAAGAGCTTTGCACGATCATCAAGACCGTTCAAGCCGCCATTAACTTTTAGTGTCACGTCTCTCACAGTTCCGCTGTCGCACGTTTCGTTAATCTTTCGTTCGTTCCAAAACCACCCTGCCGACATCATTGGATACTTACTTGATACTAACTCAGGATAAATCACAACGTTATCAGGTACTGTCGCATCAAAAGCAGTGTAGTTGTTCTTGCCGGTCAACTGAATATACCCACGCCCACGATAAAACCAGCCTTCATATGAAGCCTCACTGCCATTTCCCATGCGATTTGCGTACACACGAGAAGCGATGCGCATTTCATCGCGTGCATATTCCTTTGCTGTCTCAGTATTAAAATACTTTGGAAAGGTTTTTAGCAGTCCATCAGAAGAATAATTCAGATTCTCTTCTGTCACCTTGAACCCCATAGATTCATGATGCATCTGGCTTAAAAAGTGCGCTAGCCGCTCAGGTGTATTTATGAGGTATTTAGTCGCAACATCCAATATTTGGTCATGAACATGACTAGGAAGCATATTGCGTATTTGTTCAAAATTTACCATATCACTCCAATTGATTCAGCAAATACTCGCACTTTGCTTGTGTTGCTTCGATTAGTCGTATTGTTTCGTCAAGTTCTCTAGTATTCTCTGCCGGTAATTCTGCTGCAAAAGCTCTTGCAGATCGCGCCGCAGATGTGGATCTATTTTCACCGGCTCCGGACATGCTGTCTCCACTGCAATTTGCTGCTTTGGTGCGGATGTACACCCGCTCAATAACAGGATTAGCGCTAATATTGGCATAACGTTCTGCATATATTTTTGTCGCATTTATTAACCTCTCTGTACTCTCTTTGTTCTTTATGTCAGCCTCATGTTGCTTGAGTTTTAGTAATTCAGCAGATTGAAGCGCTGTATCAGCGTCGCGCTTCTCATATTTAACAACAGCAGCATCATAACCTTTGTCGTATACTTTGCCATGCCAGTAAAAATAAAACCCGATTGCCACAAGAGCAGCAATCAGGCCAATTCCCACCTTGAGAGCATATTTCTCAACCAACGGCATTAGGAAAGCAACGGGTATCATGCTCCGTAATACCAGGGTATTAGGTCACTTCCTTCCATGCAGCCACCTCCACCACCGCCTACGTATGCGCTCCCACCATCTCCAAATAATTTATTCATTGAAAAATTCCTTGATAAAATGCTATTACAGTTAAGACACCGGACGCGATGCCGACCATAGTTAGAAACAGCCACTTGTTAACCTTGAACCATGTTCGCGCGTTATTAACAAGTTCTATATCTGGCGCATCACGCTCTATTATACTAACAACCCGCGTTAATGTAACGTTCATATCAATGATGCTTTTTGATAACTCAAGATTACTATTTGTCAAGTTATTCATAGCATCTTCAGAACGTCTTTTATGCTCCTTGCTTTGTTCGTGCAGGAAGTCGCACTCATCCTTATGTTTCTTTAGTTCCGCTATATCCTTTGTGTTGATTTCAGTCTGATTCATATAGTCCTTACATATGTTTCGACTAGGCCACATAATATTATCCCCTTTATAATCCCGATCTATGTCGGATATCCTGCTGGTCTTGTTTGAACTACTCGGCGCGTGGTAGTTTTTAAATACTCCACAAAGTTCTGATAACGTACCGCCGTATCGCTAGTTCCGCTGGTTGCCGAATTTGTCTGCAGGAATATATATGAAGCGCCAGCGTAAGAATGAGAACCCCATGGCTGCGAACCTGGAGTGAATGGCGTGACTGCATAAGCTACCATCTGATCAGTGGTGTGAGGTGGCATGTAATTTGCACCTACACCTACGTTCCACCCTGTACGAGATCCTGAGCCATTATTCACTGTTGTGATATTCATCCTCAGATTACCGGTTTTTGGATTATAAGCTGGGGTAGTTGCGTTTAGTGGAGCTGTAACCCCGCTCATATAGTCAATTGTTGGTGCATTAAAATCATGTAATAAGGTAACAGGAGCATTATCTGCTATCGTTTTTCCTGTTCCAATTGTGAACGATTTAATGCCAGTAGTTAGAGATTGAACTGTAGTAGTGTTCTCACCTGTTACACCGACGACGCCCTTATGTTCGTGAACCTCACCAGATAGCAACACAGCATACGAGCAATTCGATATTGCCAAAGGCTGGTTATTGGCGTACAACAACCTAACGCTGAACTTAGGCGTGGGCGTATCTCCTTTATAACCATCCTGGATATAGACGCCAATCTTGTGGTTTCTAGCAAGCTCCCCAGGATTTAATGGAGATGCCGTCCATATTTCTGCTGGTGTATTTGGCGATATGATTAACTCGCACTTGCTTAGACTCTCCCTTGCCGCAACACAAGCAGCAAAGAAATTTTGAAAATACAACACCATTGTTGATGCTGAATTATCAGTCGGGATAACTCCCGGAGAACCTGGGACGCTCATACCAGTTATAGAATTATCTAATGCTGGCAATTGAGACGTTTCATTGATGATCACACCGCCAAATGTTGGATCATCGTTGTACGTAGCACCAATGTACTGTAACCATGCTTGAAACCTATCCGCAACCTCAGGAACCCACATTTTAGCATTACGCGAGACAGCGTTTTTATGCTCTCCCTCGTACTCGCCATTAGCGCTATTCCCAGTGCCGCCAGTAGACCATGGATTGCCAGTGCCACCAGCATAAGCAGTGCCAGCGCTTGATTGCATATAAGCTGGTACACACGGACTAGATGCCGCTGTAGTACTTAGGTTGTAATTCCTAAAAAACAACTTCAAGAACCATTTTGTATTTGTCGACCCACCTGAGACGCAAGCTGTCGCCATTCCTTGTAATAATACAGGGACACTGGTTGCGTCATCGTGATATACACCTAAAGCAGTTTCAGCGTCATTCCATTCCCAGTTTGCTCCGATATGTGCATTTATAGCAATTCCGTTTGCCACACTTTCTGTTGCTATGTCTATGATGTCAGCCACCACGCGGTCACGCTGGCTTAGAGCGAATGCGTTCTGCGGAGCTGTTCCATTGGCTATCATAATACTTGACGCAAGGTTAAACCCAAAATCAGGAGTAAACCTTATAACCGGATCTGGATCTGGGGGTGGTGGAGGATCACCTAATATCGGTTGATCCCAAAACGCGCTCACACCTGGATATTTAGCCATGATTTACCACCTCGCCGAGCCGATTAGGTTTTCCATCTCCACCCAATCTGCTGCATTGGCTATAGCTACATTCACATTAGCGGTTGTAACCACCGTTGTATCTACTGCGGAGTCTGGAACATTTCCGGCAGTTTGTGTGCCTTCCATTCCGGCGTTTACGGTTGTCAGCCCAAACCCTATCTGCCTGTTAGTAGCGCCAGTGTTTTTTATCATCGTAATCCGGCCTAACCCCTTAGTAGCTGTGAAGGACGCCGGGGCGTAGTAGTCAGTGCCGCCCCAGTTCAACGATATCGTTTTAGCATTCGCGCTCGTAGCCATCTGAACTGTAAAGTGTATTTGCAGTTGACTCCATAACCTCATAGGAGGACAAAGAAGAGTCCCTATGGGCATTACCTCGGTAACAACGTATAAGTCTGGATTGCCTGATACCTCAGAAAAAAGCTTATCAACTACAATGTTATTAGCATCGACTATCGATAATATTTTAAGCTTCTCATTTACAGTAAAACCCCCGCCAGTTGCTTGCACCATGACATATGTGTCAATTGCACCCGCTCCCGTTGTCAAAGCCGCCAGACCATGTCCTGTTATCGTTAGTTTAGTTCTGGCAGGTAATACGCTAGAATCAGTAGCCCTAGCCGATGCATTAGCTGCTGGTTGGCAGTATCTGCCTGCGGCTTTCAACATGGCGAAATCAGATAGTCCATTCATCTGCCTCAAGATGCCCATCGTATTATCAACTATCACATTCCAGGGTATAGGCAGTAGGAAAGCATTGGCACTATTCCCGCCAGGATCAAGCACAGCAAACTCTTTTCTGTGATTAGTAGCGTTAACTGTAACGGTCGATAAAGCGTCTGAAATCGTATCTACAGCCAATACATTTGGCGCTATCGATACTCCATTTGCTGTTATTGTTTCATTTGTAGCATCCCATACGCAATTTGCATTCGACGAAAAACTAACAGTAACCTCATCTCCATCATTCAGCGCCAAACCATTAACAACTGTTACAGCGAAGTATTTGTGTATGCCTCTTGATGCCGGAGCTGCTGCTATCTTGTAAATGCCGAACTTGTTAGTTTGCGTGCTGCGAACGTGCATGTATACACCGGCTGGTTGCTCTAATATATAAGCGCCGATCCCCTGATCTACTACTTCGCTAGTAAGATTAGTAATAGCTGCCTCTGTCGCTATAGCGGTATTAGCATCGTTAAACTGTATCAGACCTTTCGTTGCTGGCCATGTTAAATTATCACCTCCAACATAAACAGTTGATTCATACGTATATTTATAATACTGCTGAACAGTAGCGGCACTCGTTACGGTTAAGTTCGCTTCTACGATAGACTTGTATTGGAAAAAATCCTGTAGCCATTTAGACATATTAATCCTTATGAGTATGTGTAGTTTTGCGCTTCTGATGCTTGGAATTTAGGGCGGTTATCACTATTGGCAAACTTCAACGTACCGTCAGCTAGTGTTATTCTCCATACGTACCATGTGGCATCCGTTGCAGCAGCCTTTGGATCAAGATTAGAACTAACATAAAGATAAAGCGGGTCAGTGTCATCCATGATCGTGTGAAGCGGTATGTCTACAATATTCGTCTCTCTCATTTCGTCTCCTTTGTTATCTTTGGTTAGCGGTTGCGCCTTGCTGTGCGCCAAGTAGTGGAATGCCACGTTGCAACGGTATTTGAAGCATTTGTCCTAATTGAGGCGCAGCACCTTGATTCAAGAATTGCCCTGTAGCTCCGGCAGCTTGAGTCATTGGCTGTGAAGCGTACAGTCTAGCTACTAATCCAAATGGTAACTTAGCTAGGTTCTCAAGACTCAAATTGCTCATAGATCGTGTAGCAGTTCCAGAATCACCAACGATCGGCCTGAAAGCATCACCATAACGCGCAGCATTATAGAAGTCAGACTGATTCTTTCCGAACATATAACCTGCCTTGTCTTTGGATGCCAGCACGTTTGGAAGAGCTGTTTTGCTCACATCACCTGTGGCTGTATTAACAACGCCAGTACGACTTGTTAGCATCATCAGGTTTCGATACTGACCGCGAGCCGCATCGAATAATTTTGCTGTCTCGCCGCTCAAGCCGCTACGCAAGTAATCATCGGCCATGTCTTTTACTTGGAATAGCGCCATTCCAAGATCACGATCACCGCCTTGTGTAGTCATGTTCTTAGCTGCTGCCTTGCTTAATTTGCTAGCAATTTGCTGTAACTGTTCACCAGTTGCCTGTCCTTTTTGCGCCACCTCAAGGAAGTTCTTAACAAGTGGATTATCGATAAAACTCACATTTGCTGGTAATAATCCCTCAAGGCTGGAATCAATATCACGCATCCGTGCCGCGAAATCATCAATCGGAATCTGCCTGGGATTCTTATCAGCCACCATCTTGTAAACAGCTCCGATCCGGTCTTTTGCTTGTTCCAATACGGTAGCATTAACGTGGTCTGAATTCTCACCAATTGCCTTGGCTGTAACACGATTCAATACACCGGCATTGTGTGTTTTGATGTCATCGAATACGCCTGCAGTGAATGGATTGCTCTCTAATGCCGCCTCAAACTTCTGTAATGTCTTAGAGCCGGATGCCTGCCCCGGGGTAGACTTGAACCCCATCGCTTGACCTTTCTTTAGAATCTCTTGCGATGGCTGTCCTAGTCCTGCAAGCTCTTCACCTGATTGCATGGCGAGTTGGTTTTCTACGTTAGCACCTCTGCCGCGCAGGAACCTCAATAACTTATCCCCTACATACTTACCAGCAGCTCCACCAGCAGCGCCAAACATGGCGTTCTCTGTGACAGATTCATTCTCCCGTGTTGGTTGCAAAGCACCCAAACCGCCTCCAAGAAGAGTTGCACCGAGATACTTATTAACTCCTGGAATAAACGTAGCCGGGATTGCAGCCGCTATCTGTCCGCCGATGTCTCCAATAGTGCCAGCAGTTGTAGAGCGCAGTCCATCCATAGCATCTAGATGTCTATCTACCTCCTCTTGAGATGCCATTCCTAGACGCTGTTTTGCTCCAAGATATAGTCCGGTCATGCCTCCACCAATTCCAGCAAGCAGATTTTGCCCAATTGATTGTTTTTGCGCTGTCGCCTTGTACGGATCGGTCTCAACTTGTGGTTGCTGCTTAGCTGATAGCCTTTCTTGTATCTTGGCTATAACTTGCTCTCGTGTTGCTCCTTCAGGCCCATCAATAGTATGAACTTTGCCAGATGGATCAGTAATAGTGTATGTGCGCATTATCTAAGTTCTCCCCATCCATCGGAGCTTGTTTGTGGTTGCGATTGTTGGCCGCCCAGCCTTGATCTTTCACCACTAAGCATTTCCATTGCTTTTTGTTCTGATATTCCAGCCTTGAATGCTATTTTCCTAACACCAGCTTTTAATGCTTGCTGATAGTCATCCTGCGCTCTTCTAAAATCTTCTGCATTCGTGGCCATACTCATTGCTGATGCTGATGATTGCATCTTGTCACCTTCACGCTCAGTTAGAGAACCAAAGCCCCGCATTGACTGTATTGCACTGAGGAATTGCTTACCCATTGCCTGATCGAATAATGCGCTAAAGTCAGCCTCTTTGTTGCCTCCGATAGCTGCTTTCGCTTTGCCGTAAAATCTACTTGTTCCTGTCATAGTTTCTAAAGCAGGGTGATTTTTCAACTTATCACTAAGATTTAACGTCTCTGCAAATGTCCCTATTGCGTCAGGTAAAGCCTCAATTGCTTGCGCTCTTAGTTTTCCGCTTTCCCTAGCGCCTCCAATCATCGCAGCCTTTTGCGCCTGATATTCCGGATCCATTTCAAGCATTAATCTTTGCCTTTGCAGGTCATTATTTTGGCGAGATATTGCAGCATTCTCCCTGGCCAAACCATGAGACATGCCGAACTGTCTCTCTGATTGATCTAAACGCTCCCTCTCACCTGGGGCCATAGTATTCTGCAGCGCCATGCGTTTTTCACCGGTGAAAGGATCAATCCCCAATGTTTCTTGCCCTGTGTTCTGGAATGACATTCTTTCCGCTGGTCTTATGCCTGTTGATATTATTTCTCCAGTATTCATGACATTATGGAATACAGGATTATTAGACTCATCATACCCTTTTATTGTAGATTCGACTTTCGGCATCCCGGCCCTGAACTGCTGCGCATATTGCATCAAATCAGGATTGCCAGTTGCCAGTATTGCATTAGCTATCGACGCAGGATTGCCGCCTTGATGTTGTTGAACTATCTCACTCAATTGCTGTCTTGCAGCAAGATCACGGGTAAGCTTGGCTTGTGTCTGCTTATCCATCATGTCTTGTCTGCGCATATCACGACCAGCCATCAATCCCTGCATAGCGCCTTGAAAACCGCCTTGCATGCCGCCTCTAGGATCAAGGAACCCTGCTGATGCACCAAGTAGAGCCAATGTCAGCGGATCTGTAAACCTGCTATTCTCTTCCATTTATGAGCCTCCTTTTGGCATTCCACCGAACGCACCGAACAATCTACCAACACCTCCTATCCCTGCTGCCGTTCCCATTATCGCCGGAACTATTCCTGGACTTTGTGTGTTCTTGCCGGTTGACTGATTACCCAAGCCGGCGCCTGTTACAGCAACATTTCCATACTGATTAAGATTGTTCCAGTTAAGCTGGTTAGGCAGCAATTGGTTCTGTATATAGTTCTGGAATTGAGTATCCTGCATATTCAAACCTTGATTCAGCATATCAAGACCAGTCTGATGTGCATTCAACCGTTGGTTCTGCCTTTGCATTTCTTGCTGGTTGTTCTGCAACCCCAAGTTGGCATTAAACTGTTGCGTATTCATATTGCGATCAGCGTTCATGTTCGCATTCTGGAAAGCTTGATCATTAAGCTGTGTAGCTGTTCCGAACATGCGATTTTGTGCATTCTCATACGAGCCGCCGAGCAAGTTAGTAATGGCCGGTGCTAAATCCTGATTCATTCGTGACATCGCCAAGCCTTCCGCTATACCTTGCCGACTGCCTCCATATTGACCGCTCGCAAGCGCTTCACTACGCAACCCAGGCATAACGTTCTCATTCAAATTACGCGCCATGTTGGATGACATTGCATCTATTTGTTGTTGCAAATATGGATTATCAGGCTGGCCAGATAGCATCCTTTGCAAGGACTGCGTTGGATCAAGCACTCCTTGCGATGCACGCGCTTGTGGCAATCCAACACTAACAGCTGTTGTGTTTGCAACTTTGTTGAACTTAGGATCAAAAGCGCCGGTTATTGCATTTCCGCCTGGGGCGGTAACGTAATTAAAATCAGGAGAGTTGAATCTGTTGAGCATCTGCTGCGTATAAGCATCAATACCACCCTGTGCGCCACTTATAGCATTTTGGCCTTGCTTGTACAGATTTGCTGCTTCCGGCAAAAACCCTGGAGTTTCGCCTTTCCCCATGATATAAGGTAGAGCTTCATCCCACGGATCAACTTGGCTTGATGTTTTACTTTTGCTGCCGAATAAACTTCCCAATAGTCCCATAGTCGCTACCCCAATTTATTCCATGTTGAGTTGTAATACGTATACACACCTTGACCGCTACCTGGATCCCAATCTACCCCGTCAGCAAGCCTTGTATCGCCCTGTCTTGGTTTTACTGGAGCCACATGCACTTGTGTGAAGTGACCAGCAGCCAGTGCGTCAACAGCAACCTTGATACGGTAAAGCTCATCCTGCATAAACTGACGCATTTGCTTAGGATCATCAGGTACAATCCCTGGCACATAAAACACATCACCTATGTTAGGGGTTCTCATATCCTGATTTCCTTAAATCTATGGCCATCTGCTCGGAATTTGATATCCCTTTACCTTTGGATAGCTTCTTATCAGCACTTTTTATTAATCTTGGATATAACTCTTTTACTCTCTGCAAATCCTCATTTCTTAATATTTCATCTATCTGTGCTGGAGTCTTTTTGACAGCCTTATCAGCGCTATTAATTATCTTGAGGAAATCTTCCGGGTCAATAGGGTTATTATAAAACTGATTATTGAATGCGCCTTTTGAGTGATTCGATATCCTAACCTCATCAGGAATGCCGTGAACTTTAGTGTAAGTTGACGGGCCGTAACTACTTCCTGAAAATATAGTTTCGTGTGGCACATTGTTTTTACTTAGCAGATCAGAGAACCATTCCGTAACAGGCTTTACATCCTCTCTCATAAATCCTTTATTACCGGGAAGTGATGGTATTGTTGTTTTTATCGTTGCCAGCAATTCATCACTCTTTGAGAATGGTTTTGTTATACCAGCCAAACCAGGAATCAACGGGAGCATACCAACAGCATTCAGAGCCGCCCCGATATAATCTCCTTGTTTTGCAGATTGATAAGCATCGTATCCGCTTATCGCATCACCAATCACAGGCAAAGCAGAAGCTCCGCCCTTTACCCTCTCTTGTGGCGTCATTGGTTGAGAATATTTCTTAGCTAACATCATATTTATCTGATTGTTTAGCCATTGCTTATCCATTGCTACCAGTTCCCCTTAGTCATGACATCCAAATCATAGCTATCTAAGCGCCAATTGTAAGCCGTATCAGTCTCAAACCTAACGGATATATACCGACCAGCCACAAGGCAGTTATTGGCTATTGTGGAGCCTATCGTATGCGTCATGGTTGTATATGTTGGTGTCTCGTATGGATCGTTCTGGGAACCTACCTTGACCGTTACCGTATCGCCAACATTGCCGGTTACGCGCGGCCGTACAGAACGCACTAATTTGATTTTTTCTGGAGCATCAAAGGATAATCCTTGACGTTCAAGGTAGCCTTCCGGAGCAACACCATTGAAGCTTGAAGCAGCGTCAAGCATGTAGAGTTTGGTATCGGCAGAGCCAAGCATGACACGTGAAGTATTAGGAACTTGATCAGGCCCATCCCATAAGGTTAAGTCACTCGACCAGGGATCAGAGTCCGCAGCCCACGAACCCGTTAGGCTGTTATCGATCTGTCCATAATTCGCGTGATGTATGTTTGGCAATGTACGTTTGCTGACTGTTTTGTCTTTGTAATTATACACTATTGCAGTGTCACATGTACTCGCTCCTATACCTGGGAAACATATGAATGCCTCATTATAGAATGGATTCTTGAACACGAAACAGCGATGAGTCTCATCAACATCAATATGCTGGAATAACCAGCGCCGTGTGATCTTATCTAGTATCGAATATGACTGGTTGCCGTCATGGATTACGATGTCGTTTGTGGTCAATACGATGTGATAACCATCAATTTCTACGATGCAATTGCGATTCATTGCACCGGACATGCCTAGCACCTTTTGAGCGCGATGTATGAAAGCGCCTCCAGTGAAATCTAATCTCCATACTGAGTGTTCTTTGTAGATGATGAGAGAATCACGCAAAGCCAGTCCATCAATGATTTGGTCATACCCGTCCGCAAGGTCAAACTCTCCAGCATCCACCGCCGGATCAGTTTCATCCCATGACGATGGGACAGCGCCAGGATCCGCGGGATGCGACCACTTGACCATATAAGGATAATTCGTCGTTGACTTAGTGACATTCAGCGCCACCAAGAACGACCTAAACGACCTCATAGACTTGCAGTATGTCGATGCTGGCCAGTTGCTTAATGCCACAAAGTTATTAGCCGTGTTTAAATCCCATTGCTGCGGAACATCAACAGTGTTACCAGCATTCAATATCGGTATTCCGCCTATAACCGTGCTAGTCCAACTATTGGCGGTCGCAGCATAGTTAACGTCATTACCTGCTGTTTGGCGAGTAAGATTAGTATGAACCGGCGCGCCAGCAGTAATAGTCACAGCGTAGATTTTAGTGAGAGAGGCATATAACCAGTAGCGCACACCTGAGATAATTACAGGTAACACGTGATACGGCTCCACAGAAGGCGTCCCGTACACTTCACCATGTCCTAGAAACTGGCTTGCATATCCATCAAGGAAACGGATATTGCTTGCATCCGTCCATGCGTTTATAGGTAGCTCGTGCACAGACAAGTCCTGTACGACGCCAACTGAACCGCAATTAGGGACACGTATTATGGCCATAAGCTTTTCACGTCATAAGAATCTATATTATCTTTAGTTAATCCTCGAAGGTTATCGAAGTGAGTTTTTCTTGCCGTAGCTACATCAGATACATAACCATTGACAGCGTCAAATACTGCATCTATCTGATCAGCATTTAGCTCTACTATGTCACCTGTTTTCGTTTCCAGATTAACCGTTCCTTGAGGGTTTCTCACCAAGTAAATATAAGCATTGCTTAACTCAAGTCGTGAAGCGAAATCTGTACTATATTGAACTCCATCAACAGTCACACCAGCAAATTCTCTTGCTTTCTTCTCTTCATTGATCAGTGCCCTGATTCTCGCTTTTTTGTTTGGAACTGAGTCACGTTCTGATTGTTCCGCCAGAAAATCAGACTCCTCTTTAGCAGTCATTTGCACCTGACCAGCAGCAGTGGCTTTATACAGTGGCATTAAGCTCCCCTTATTCCAAACAGTTTAAAAGTGCCCGATGTGATTGTTCCAGAACTAGCCATTATGCGAACTCCTGTAACAGCTCCAGTACTGGATAAATCGCACACCTGTCCCATAATCCTAGCCGGTCTATTGATAGTAACTGAGCGCCAATATGTCAAATCCCATATAGCTCGCTTATTAGCCACAGTACTTGCGGGATTACTTATGATGATAGTGCCAGCCATTGGTCTTGCTGCATTTTGGGATATGTTTTCGCAAAGAATGGCGCGTGAATCAGCAACATTAGAATTTGTGACTACAGTAGACTCTGTTCCGGTGTAGCTCCACGAATAATCAGAAGCACCGGAATGATAAGACCCTGCAATCTTAAACCTCATCCAAAGATCAACACCAGCTCCAGACTGAAACACCTCATCGAACACTATAACGTATCTGTTGTACGTACTATTAAGTGTTGTTTCCATGTCGATAGTAGCGCTTGCTGATGCTGTCACGGTGGACAGATAAACCCATCCTGGAGTCATCAGCAATGTGTTACGGTCTTCTAGCGTTACAGTGCGATTCTGTCCTGCTGTTACACCAGACAATACGAAATTAGCGCGCTTTGTCGGATCAGCATCGTCGGCAAGTATTAAGTCAGTTGCAGTCTTATCAGTTAATGTCTCAGTGCCTGTTGTAGTAGCGATTCGAGTGCCGACAGCTGGGACTATAATGTCCAGATCAAGCGTATCAGACCAATCAGCAATAGTGCCATCAGTCATCATCACCTTCCCATTGTTTCCTGTCTGCCCAGGAAGGCTCCCTGCAATAACAGTGTCAGCAACAAACTGTGTCGTCGCAATCTGAGTATTACTTGTACCTAGCGCAGCAGTAGGAGCTTCAGGTGTTCCTGTCAACACAGGGCTTGCAAGCGGAGCTTTTAGATCAAGTTGATCTTGTATGCTGCTTGTCACGCCATCAACGTAATTTAGTTCGGTATGCGTTGGGGTAACTTCCCCGGTTACATTAGGGAATGTTTGCAATATTTTTGCTTTGGTGAACCTGATGTGATCATCGCCCTGTGACTTAGGATCTCCAGAAACAGGATTTGTAGACACTAGCGCACTTATATAATCTCCAGTTTCTAGTCCCATCTAAATATCCCCAGTGATAATGTTCTGAAATCTGTTACCAACGATAGATGCATCGGATGAAAGCTCAGTCATTGCACGATTGCGCTTCTCATCGTTAACCGCTTCTTCGATCGCTTGCTGAAATCTTGCTTCATAACGCAATGCTGCTTGATCATCTTCACTAAACACTGATGCCTCTACCATCGCTCCAAAAAGGTAGCAATTGGGATGGTTCGTCATCACGTGATTAGTGCTAGTTGATGCTAAGTCATATCCTTTTTTGTATCTAAGAACATACGTGTAAGCTATATCTGCAGGATAGTCGAATGCCACGTTGCTACCGTCTATCGTGTAGTAATATGGCTGACCGTTGCTGTCAGTTACAATCGGAAGCTCTTCGGGTGTCTTGTATTTAATCTCAATGCGGTTACCATACGTGGTTAACCATAGCCCATAATTAGCCTGATAACCTGTAGGCAGTGCAATATAACGGCTTCCTATGGTTGCTGTTAAGGTAGTTTCTACCTCTGCCAAGCGGTCATATAGCAGCTTATTTATGCGCTTTTCAGCAAGCGTGATAAAGTCCGGTATTACACCTGGATCGCGATGATGCCAAGCCGCTATTGCTGCCTGTAAATCGCTATAGTTTGCGAGTGCCATGTCTCTTAGCCGTCAGAGGTTTTGTCACTATTGGTTCTAGTTTCGGCTCTTCTTTTTTCGGCTCATCAATGATGCCTCCCTTAGCCAATAACATATCAATCTGGTCTTGATCGGCTGTTATAACGTAGCCATGATCCTTGTGATAAATTCGTACTGCCATTTGTGCCTCCTATTATGGGGATGCCCGTAGCCGAGCAGTCCCCGTCCTAAGGTAGTAGGATTCTTACGATGTTGCGAATGGTGTTGCTGGTGTAGATGTTCCGCAGAAGATATTACCTTCTATCAGCCAAACTCCACCGGTATACACTAGCGTGTAACGATCACCTATCACGCCACCAGTAGTTGAACCATTGCTGGATATTGCGACGTGTGTCGCGCCATCAGCAGAGAATCCATCTATCTCAGTTGCGTCGGTTGTGTAACCGAATACAGTGCCTAGAATGAACTGACTTGCTGGTGTAGCGGTAATGGTCTTCGCTGCACCTGATGTAATGGTAACGGTTGTTGCAAACTCAAACCACATGCCCTCCTTAGGTGTAGGTAATGTGTAGACAATGCCGCCAGCACGATCAAACAGGCACAAAGCGCCAGATTCTCCAGGAAGCAAGGTTCGCGTAGCACCAACGCTTTGTATAATCGCTCGATGGCCGCCGGTCAATATCGCACCGTCAGCACTGTCGTATGTGACTCTTTCCAAACTTGTAGGTATAGCCATTTTAATACTCCTTATTAGTTAGCTGAGCCGATCAAGCGACAAGCCCATTGCGGTCTTAAAGCGGCCATCCCGTACAAGATGTCAAGCCTTAACAGCAATTCATCATTACGGATATCCGAACCCATCCATACGCGCACAGACAAGCCATCTTTTACACGGCGTACGCATTTTTGCGCGTCATCCATCAAAGGCAAGTCAGCAGTGATAAACTGGAACGCTTCTTTGTGATACATCAAAGGCTGCACGTAGTTTGTAGATGCAGCACCAACAAATACGATATCAGCGCCATCAGCAGGAGCACCGGAACAGTTTTGACGTGGATCAGTTGTGTCGTATATGATCGCAGGACTGAACGTGATACTGGTAGTCGTAGCACTCGTTACAACAAACTGTTTTAAGTGTGAGTATGCGACCTTAGTTTCTGGATGTACATCATACACACCTGTTTCGCCGGAACCAGAACCTATTGTGAACACCATGCCAGCTACAGGGGCAGCAGAGAACCCATCTACAGTCAAGGTTGTTATACCGCTAGTTAACGTGCCGTTATTGATCTCTCCAGCAACATCCGAAGAGTTAGGCATAGTCCAAACTCGCTCATTTTCGTAGAAATCAGCCATACCAGTACGTTTCACAAAACCTTCTTTGTACTGGTCAGAGATTGACTTTTGATCATTGAAGTATTGAGCAACGCCAGCAACCAACGTGCCCATTCCTACGGAATCCATTTGGATGTAACGTTGATCTTTAGGAGCTAATTGCTGATTCAGTTTAGCGCGGGCCGCACCGATAGCAGTCAAGCTATTGATAGCGCTTCCAGCAGTACCAGCAATCTTTGGCGTTGCTTTCGTGCAATAGGTCAAGAAATCTGCCTCGATACCTGATACCAGAACACTAACAGCCGGTTCAATGTAGTTTTTGCTCAGATCATCGAAAGCCGCGCCGCTGTTAACTGATTGAATCAGCTCAGCAGAGTTGAAACGCATATCAACACCGTCTTGAGTGGCGACAGTGATTGTTTGTGTTTGCTCGTTTTGATCTTGAACGTCCATCACGCGAGAACCTTGACGGCGTTTGTATTGGTTAGGTTCACGAACGCGCAGAGTAGCGCCCTGTTTACCTTTTCCATTGTCTTTGAAAGACTCGTCATATTGACGGTCTACTGTGCCAATAAAGGCGGTTTTTTCGTGCATGATTCTAAGAGCTTCCTTAGTCACCATGTCGATTACTTTGAATGAATTACTCATCTTTAATATCTCCAGCGCATCACTGCGTTATGTTAAGAAATCACCAGCGCTTCACAGCGTTAGGTGCCTCGCTTCTGTATCGTTTTACGTCTCCAAGCTGCGAATTCTGCATCACTCATTTGAGTAGGGTCTCGGGTAACTTTCGCACCCTTAGCCGTCAAATTAGTAACTGGTTTTGCAGATTGCACGATCTTGGGTTTGTTTGCTTGTTTAGCAAGCATCTGTTCGCCAACGTGAGCAAAATAGAGCATCTTCATTTGTCTTGGATCAGCACTAGCACCTTGAAACTCATCAGCAGTAAATCCAAGCTTGTTTGTTGCATAGTTGCTTAACTTTGCCTTCAAATCTGGCGACCATTCTTTTATTTCACGCTTCAACACAGTATCGCTTGCCTCAATCTGCTTGGCCATTTCCTGCTGCAGCTCAGAGGTTCTTAACTGTTTCTTATGCGTAACTTCCTGCACCATCTGGTTTCGCTGTCTCTCGAGCAATGCACGTTGAGAGAAAAGCTTTTGCCATAGCACGGGATCAGTCTCACTTAATCCGTTCCAATCAACCTGATCGTACTGGTTGATTTGTTCGTTAAGCGAAACTACTTTGGCGATATCGCTAATATTCTCATTATGAAACTTAGCTTCTAACTCAAAGGACTTTCTCTGTTCTGCCAATGTCATTGTCTTCTCAGTGTAATCCTTGCGCATGGACTTAACACCTTCCGCAATGTCTTTAGGCAGCTTGAAAGCTTTGCCGTCAAACTCTAATTCTTCACTGTCATCCTCTTCTACAGAATCGTCCTGGCCTTCCTCATCGGTTGGCTGATCGTCATCGTATAGGGTTTCCTCAGTGGTTTCATCCTGATTAATATCTTGCTCGGCTTCCTGAGATTCAGGCTCGACCTCTGCAAATTCGATGTCATCGCTCATTTTATTGTATAACTCCTTGTGGTTGCATTTCTGGTTGTTGTGGTTGTTGCTCTTGCCCAGGCAAAACATCAGGCGAGTTAAGCACCTGCATGATAGTTTGCATGATCAATGGCTGTAACTGTTCAGGCGATATTCCTGTTTGCATAACCTTAATGCGATCAGATTCAGCCTTGTACGCATCAATATCAACCTTGCGCATATCGATAGTCTTATCTTGCTTAATCTGCTGTATCTCGTTCTGTAGTTGCCCCATAGCCTGTTGCGCTTGCTCTTGCATCTGCTGCAACTGTTGCTGCAATGCTTGTATCTGCGGGTTCTCGCCTGTCACTTGTGGAGGAAGCATTGCTTTGAAACGTTCGGATATTTCCTCAGCTCCTTGCCAATCCAGGTTTTTAGCTATCAAGTCACTGATCAGGCTAGCAGCAGCAGGATTAACACGGCAGAACTCTATCATTTGCTGCGCTGATTCTTGCCGCCTAGTTCCGAAGCTTGGTCCGGACTCTACAACAACATCGTACTTGCCTGTTGTCAAGTCGTATACATTAGTCATGTCCATTCCGGGCTCTTGCTGTTGAGGTTGCTGCCCTGGCTGGCCAACACGAGCATTATCTGACTCTTTTAAGTCTTCACCAAGTATGCGGATGATACGCCCAGGTTGATAAACATGTGGGATTAGGTCAACAATGATCTTGCCAACATGCCTGATTGAGCGTGACAGGTTATCGATAAAATGGAATGTTCCGGTATCAGATTCACGCTGTCGCGCCATGATAGCTTTTCCTGATATGGCGTTATCTTGTTCACCAATAGACGCACCAAACATTCCCATAGTGGCTTTGATGTCATCACTAGAGTTCATTGCCTCTTGCAATGCACCTGCTGGCACACCAGCGAATGGCTGTCTTTGTGGTGGCTGAGCGCCTTTTTTGTATGTTAAATATGGGTAATTTTTAACATTAGCAGTTGCCCATTTCTGGTCGTCAATGAGTGATCCTTCTTCTACGAGATACGGAGCTTTTGATTGAAGCGATACTACTTCTGTACTGGTTGATCGCCAGAAATTGAGCATCTTTTGCGGATCTTTAGAGTCACGGATAAGCGATTTAAATATGCGCCTATTCTCAATCACCACCTCTTCACCATAGCAAGGCACTATCGGGATGTATCGACCTGCCCATTCGTTAGTCTCTAATACTTCCTTGCCGGATATGATGTATTGGGTAACCTTGTGGGATTTAGTCACACGGCTATCAACCTTCTGAATACCTAATGATTCATAAAGGTCTATGTTTTCTTCGTAGACATCTTCATCAACGACATCACCATCAGACAGTAAGCATATGGTCTTTGGAACTTCTTCACGTTTCCAATACTCAGCAATCCATACGCCATCATCATTAATCCAATCGTAGTCCGATGCTTCCTCGACCTCAAAATCAACCATGTCATGACCAGGAAAGCGCTCTTCGAAGTTAGTTATTCTATCAATGACCCAACATTTGTTCCAGTCTGACCCGTCTGCTGATGTTGCATCGTAATCGCCATAGACAGAGAATTGGTTATAGACACGATCAATCTTGATATCTTTATCAAAAGTATCATCGGTTGCAAAGTCTACATTTATTCGGATATAACCAGGAAAACCACCGGAAACAGCTTGTGTTATTGCTGTATCGTATGCAATGTCAGCATTACTCGATACTTCGATATTGCGGATCAGTCCGTTTATGATCTCTGCCGTCTCAACGTCCGCATTATCATCAACAGGACGCACACGTATTGCGGGTTTGTTTTGGCGTGCATCATTGACAACTTGCCGAATGTGCGCAGGGAATTTATTGATAGTGAGAGTGGGTCGACCAGAACGCTTGCGCTCTTCAACGTCTTTCGCGTCCCATTGCTCGCCAAGTAGGCCGAATTTAATGTCTTCGAGAGCCATATCACGGTTGTCCCGCTCATACTCTACAGCGTACAGAAATTTCTCACGGGCCTCTGCCATGAAATCTTTTCTGTCGTCCGCGCTCTCGTTTTCTTCGTATTCCAACCGGCGTCTCCAAGACGTTAGGTTATTTCACAGTCTTATAACATTATTATTATTGTGTGTCAATTCATTTCATTGTGTCAACCCATCCACGACATGCTACCGTAATATTCATTCTCTTCACGCTTTGGCTTGACGAATAACTCTTCGACAACCACGCACATCAAGCCAAACGCATCGGCGCCATGGCTAGCCCAATCGTGGTTAGGCCCTAGTCCAATGTTACGCTCTTCGTCCTTCTTCTCATGATACGATCCAAGCGCTTCAATACCTGGTAATGTCGTCATCTCATTAAAGAAGCATGAACCTAACCATCGTCTTGCAGCTTCAATGCGCATCATCGCTGCGCCTTTGCCTTGATTTGGCACCACTTCGACATCATAACCAGCAGATTCAAACGCCGATTGATACGACACGGCAAAAACCTTATCGTTCGTTGCTCCATCATGCGGTAGCCATATTTGAGCGCGTGAAGTCTCGTAACCATTGCTACGCATCCAATTCAAGTGAGAGTCAATCGGCTGTCCGTTGACTTCATAATAATTGACTAAGCGAATCTCTTTACCGATTATCTGCGCTACCCAAAACACAAAAGCATCAGCTTTGGCGCCAGTACCACCAATATCTGCAAACAAGTGAAACTTCATGAGCGGGTCTGGTTGCACCTTACCGATGCGATTCTGCTTTCGTGCTTCCGCTAAATGACGAGCAAAATAAGCTCCTGCGTTGACTGTTGCATAGCCACCTTCCCATATATGATCGTATTGATCTGGATTTAGCATCAAACAATCTCGGCGTTCCTGTTCCAATACCTTAGGAAAGAATGGATTGTCGCTCCAATTGGCACGCAACACAACAGAATTAGTGGGCAAACCTCCGCCACGCAACATTGCATCAACAGGGTCAGTTTTGCGCCTTGGGTTCCATGTGAACCATATTTCTGAATCTTCTGCGCGTATTGTTGGCCTTAAAAGAGACAGTGATCGTTCACTTAAAGTCTGAGCTTCTTCAACCCATGCACGCTGAAAACCTTCGAGCGATTTAATAGACTCAGCATTATGATCTTGCATACCCTGGAACGTTATAATTCCATCACCTGGGGTTTTGATTACTTCATTGAACAACTTAAATCCGTGCGACTCATTTAATCCGAATTGCTGTAGCTTGTCTTCTATTAATCGTTTACTTGATTCTTTTAGTGTCTTTTGAACTTCACGAATGCAAACAGAGCGTAAACCTGGATTCGCTAAAGAATCCTCGATTAAACACTCTGCCCTGTTATGAGACTTGCCAGAACCCCGGCCTCCCCAGATACCCTTATAACGAGCTGGCTGCTCTAAAGGTAAAAATACTCTAGGAAGTTTTAGATTGATCTGTGTCAATTATTTCTTTCGTAAGCTTAACGCTTAATGACTCTCCACCTTTGCCGGTCAATTCCGTCTTGTTAACATAAAATCCCAGAACCTTCCCGATTAACTCTTCTGCCTTTATAGCAGCTTCTACCTTATCCAGGCTTTCGCCATGCTCACCAAGCTTCATTAAACGCTCGATATGCTGCTCTAATGTTCTGCCAACGCGCTCTGCTATTGGCAACCTAAGCTGTTCTATCCTAGTTGCAATATCGTTGTCTTGAGTTAGCTTGTAAGCATTGTTATTAATTGTCTCAGGCTGCATACCCTCGCAATTGTAAGCAGAGCGATAAGCATCGGAATTATTCATCCCAGATGCCACGCTCTGACAAAACTTTTCTTGCTTAGGTGTTAGTGCCATTTAAAAACAAGTAGTAACGTTATTAACGGTTTGGCAAATTGCCATTTTCCCCTGCGAGTTTATCACAGTTGTATTGCTTTGTCCAGCACCATAATTATAGTGTTGGTGGCTTTGGTAGCCGTAACCTGTGCCGCCAACACCGTACCCGCTATTATAACCACCATAAGGCTGCACTATCGGTGCGATCGAAACCTGGCTGTAATTGTACATGTATGAAACCTGTGCGTTAACACCGCAAGATAACACTAATGCAACTACGAATAATACTGTTCTCATTTTTATCTCCTAATTTGTTAAATGCTGACCTACCCTTCTCTTCCACCGCCTTTCATTTTTGCAATGAAGCAAGATAACAACCATAAAGACCTGAATCAATATAATCATTTACTCTATCAGCGATCGGCTTGTGCCTAATCATTAATATCTCTACTGCCTTATATGTGCTGCTTCCACCAGCTGCGCGAATTTCATCGGCAACTTTTTCTAAAGCCTCTTTTCTAACAAAGTCCATTATTATTTTGTTTTGTTTGTAGTTGTTTATTGCATCTATTGCTATCGATGATAAGTTTTTCATTTTCTTCTCCTTGATTTATCTAACCTACAAATCAATTATACAGTTTACTTTAAACATGTCAATAGTTATTTGCATAAACACCATTCAATTCATCAAGCTTTGCTGCGATGGCTTTCAATAATTCTGAGTCAAGACATAAGTTAAATGTCGGATCATTGATGCTAACAGCACGCAAGAATGAAAACTTATACGAACCATCACTCTCTGTTATTGTCCCTATAAAATTATCGTTATACTTAACCTCCATTCTCAATGGAGGTGTTATAGTTATAATCTCCAATCCCTTTGGTTCTGGTTCTGGTTTCTTATTAACATCATTAGCACCCCATATACTTCCAAGCCTAAAAGTCATCATTTCACCCTCAATTCATTATTAGTTAATACCTGCAATTTATACGCCACGCTATCCGGCACTTTATCACTCCATTGATAGATGTATTGCACGCTACACCCAAGCACCTTTGCGCACTCTCTAACCGCATGTTCACGGCCCTCTACCCTACCAAAATACTCTAGCACTTCATTTTTTGTCATTGTCAACTATACCCCTAATCCCTGCCGCTATTATCGAATAACACTTACTAGCTTCGTAAATGTTCTGCTTTATACGTTCAATCTCAAACTTTGCCTCTTCACGGTCCACCCCATAGTGATTGAAGCATAGGTTTACGTCATCCTTAGTTTGCTGTGTAAGTGCCATTTATTTCAAGCAATGCCAATAAAACTCCAGAATAAAATAATGCACATAATATCTCTTCTCCAGCCTCATTAGTTAGTCCGTGCATAGCAATTGCACCAATAATTATTCCTATCATATAAAAAGAAAATACGTGCAACATCACATCACCTCGCCCATGAAGATATAATTATATGAACATCATTAGACTGCGAAATATCAACAGATAAAGTCATCTTTTCCCTAGCTTGTTTGCACTTTTCCCATATTTCCATAAAACTCTTCTCTGTTATCTCGTGGCTAACAGTATCAGTAATCTTTATTTTATATATCATCACAACACCTCACACTCGAAACTGCAATCAAAATAAGTTGAGAAATACCCCATAGCCTCATCAATGCTCTTAAATCCTTTTATCGTAACTGTCGTATTAAATACCTTGTGTGTGCATATTAGTCTGTACATTTTATTTTCCTAATTTAAAAGTAAAAGAAGGCAGCGCTAAAGTAACAACATCAAGATATTTAACGTCCAATGCACGATGCGGGTATATTGAAAAACCTATGTTGTCTTTACTAAGTGGAAATTTATCATCCGAGCTTGTGGCATACATAAAGTTACCTCCTGGCATTTGTATCATTATTTTATCCATCTTATTCTCCTCGTTTCGTTAGTTGATGTAAACATATTAAACTAATATTTAATCATTGTCAATAGTAAATTGATTAAAAAAGTCGCAAAAGTCGATAGTAAATGGTTACTACGGACTATTACTATATAAATCATAGCTTTATGAGTCCGTAAGTCGATAGTGCCTCACGTATTAAATATTTAAGAGTTATCCACAGGCAAAATACAGACGAAAAAAAAGAGCAATTAAGCTCTTTTTATCTATATTTATATAGTACTTTCCCCTATATACCTATTTATATATATAAATAAATAGCATTATATAAGGGCTGTGGATAACTCTTAGAAAGGTATCTTTAGGGTTTTTTACTATTCACTATCGACTCTGTAACTCCTTGTTTCTTCTCTCTTAAAGTCCATAGTAACTTTACTACGGACTTTTACTATTCACTATCGACTCTTTGTTACTTCCTAAGACATCCTATCTTAGGTTACTACGTATTATGTTTTGTCTTCTTTAGGTACTTATTTGTTACATGCATGTTGTGATGCCATGCTCACCAAGCCGGAACGTTAACATAGTTTTTACACCTTGTAAAGTGTTTTAACTGTTTTTTTATCATACTTGTGTTCTCTCATTTCTGAGTATATTTTTCCTTTGCTCTCAAGAGAGCTAATAGCTTGTTCTACAATACCTTTCTTTGCTCGGTATCGATTAACTATTTTCCCAACAGTGATGCCGGACTCATCAATACAACATAAAATCTTAGCCGCCATGCTTTCTACAGGGTCAGACTTCTCTTTCACGTTAGAATACGCTAGGAGCGTTTTATATTCGATATCCCTCCTAACATATTCATTTGCCCATTCGACGGCTTCTAGTCCCCTTTCCGAGCCTCCAAATGACAATATAAATGAAATCTTCTCTACCATTTCATAACCACGTCTAACCACTGCTTCAAATCCTGTTCTCTCGGTGTGCTTTTCAGCCTCCTGCCAAAACCATTCCGAAATGTCAGCCAGCGCCTCGCTTGCTTCCGGTGTTGTAATGATAGTTGTGTACTGACCATTTGATTCAATACGTTTTGATGTATCGCCTGTTGCACGCAGGAATAGCAATTGATCTTTTAGCGACTCGGACATTGCCGGACATTCGTATCGCTTTTTTGCTTTAGGATTATTATCCGGTTCATTAATGATTAATGACCTGCCTATAAAACCAGATGTGATTTGCTCAAAGCTGACAGACTCATTAAATGTGGTTGGCGTACTAAAACCCATGACCGACAAAAAAGGATTTGCCAGTCCACGATCCAGGCCTTTTATCTGGCGTTCCAGTGATTCTATGTCCTGGTTGCAATCAATACCCTGATCTGCCTTCTTATTGAGGTTAGCAAGCTCTTTGCTCTTTGGCCTCCTCCTTCACGTCGCCAGATAACAGCATTGTGCCGCTTGCTTTTGAGTATGCGCTCATCAACATACCTATGACACCTTGAAGATATGCCGCACCGCCTGATTTATGGCTTCCAGCAAGTTGTCGCAGGAATATCCCTAACTCATCAATGTTGTAATAGCTTGGCTGATGCCTTAACAGATTGCGCACAATCTCTTGTTCTGATTTTATTTTCCCGTGTACAGCGCCGGATAGCCCGGCCTCAATATGCACATCATTGAAAGCCTGTAGTATCGATTCCTTGCCGGTTCCTGATCCAGCGATTCCAAAAGCAAAAATATTGCTTGTCACTCGACCGTTATCAAGTTTGTGATTAAGTCCTCCGATGTTACCCACAGCAGTAATAGCAGCTATAACAGCCAAATGCTCACGTGGATACAGGCATTGACTGTTAATGTATTCTGTTACCTCTCCCACTAATCCAGGTGGATTTTTTAAGTTATGCTTTGATGTTTGTGTGTTGTCAGTTTCCGGTATCTCTTTAGGCTCTTCCAGAAATAGCTCCCTGGCTATCCTGTCTAGTATATGTTCACTCATTAAATCCTCGTGTAATTGGTCGCTGCGTGTATGCGGCTCACAGCTTGTAATAATCGCTCTTTGGTTGGAGCGTCAATGCTTCCTGTTTTTGACATATCGCTGGCTATGATATAAATGACGGTCGCCTCGGTGATGAGAGCATCCAAAACCTGATCCGCAGGGAAAGCTGAGCGTCTGCGTGGTTTATCGTAATTGCTATTATTATCGGATGGCGGGAATAAATCGCTCGGTTCCATGCCCACTGCGTGTATAACATCAATTCCGGAAGCGCCACACCCGAAGCACTTCATGATTATAGTGCCGTTATCGTCTTTGATGCTTAGTGATGGTGTTTTTTCTTGATGTACCGGGCAACAGGCCATGTACTGGCCGCCACCACGTTTACGTACTTTCTCAAGTCTACTTAGTAGGTTTTCGATTGACATAGTTTTCCCCATTGGTCAGCCATAGCGTCAGCAATCCCTTGAAAAGTCTTGCTCCTGCCTTTGGCGTTTGTTTTTGCGTACCATTTAGAATTTGAGGTTGTGCCGTCTTTCCTTTTGTATCTGTCTCCGTGATTATCTTTGATATCTGTTGGCTTTAGATTTGGTAATCCCTTCAACCATAGGCAAGTTCTTTTAGACAATTCATGTCCGAACTGCCAGGGCTGGATTATTTGATCATATCTTGGAATCTCTGCGTATCTATGAGGTAATGGATTCTCAATACATATCATTCTTATATTGTGATTTAGTAATTTCATAAACATATCCCTACCATCCCGCATAAGATTCCACCTTTCTGGTCTAATATGCAGATAGTGCGCTCCAGGTACGCACAAATAAGTACACGGTGGATGGGCAATCATCAGATCGAATCCATGATCAATAATATCAAAAACATCACCTTGATAATGCGGCCCAGGTCTTTCAGTTGGTAACAAGTCACAGCTTATTGCATCATGTCCTCTTGCTATAAATGCGTCTCTCACTGTACCACTAAATTCACATGCTATCAGAACTCTCATAATCGCTCCCCATAACTTTCAACGCGCCATCCGTTATCACTTCAATCTTGTATGCTGATGATTCAGGTACAATATCTCCCCACTGATACACAGCTTGCGGCCATATATCAAGAGCATCTGCCACCTGCTTCACGCCACCAAAATAATTAATAACTTCACTCGTTCGCATATCCGTCCTTTTTTGTTAAATAATAGTTGACAAGTCTATTTTATTTAACTAAACTTGTCAAATCTTAACTAAGTGGAGAAATAAATGGAACCAGATTACAAGTGGATAGCGCAGGATGAATGTGGTGCAATATGGTTTTTTAATACAAAACCTGAGCCAATGCGGGCATTTAATGCTTTTTATGCCGCAGATAATAAAAGGGCTGAGATAGGAAGCCACAACCCAAACTGGAGCGACAGTCTGATTGATCTTGGAAAAGAAGATTATGAAATCGTCGATGGTATCTTGGTACGGAAACCGAAAGCAGAAGTCTCCAGAAGCGAACTAACCGACACCGAACTGCTTGATGCAATTGTGAAGCATGAATTAAGAGTCGATGTTAACGGGAGTAAGGTTGAAGTTATATCTGGATCAATACCGGGAGCGGTTACAATTAACAAAAAAGGAAACATCCGCAAAGCAATCAAAAAATGGTTGCGTAAGAATGTAGACACCAAGCCGGTGGAAGATGATGTGTCTTACCATTTGACCGCAAACTGTAATGGCAATGTTCAGACACAGTTTTGCCCAACACTGGAGTCATTAAAAAAATACGTAGAGTCACTGTAGTACCAAGAATCAAGGGCACTCAAAAACATACTTTTAATTAATTTCATGGCTGAATATTCATTCAAAGTAAATGCAATACAGAGTGTCCTTGATTGTGGGTTTTAAATTTAAAGGAAAGAACATGAACTATTTATCACAAGTTACTAAACCAAAGGATAAACCTCCTATAATCACTATAGTTGGCTTGCCTGGAAGCGGGAAGACAAGTCTTGCTGCATTGTTTCCGCATCCTATATTTATCCAGACTGACGACAACGCAGAGACTGTTTTCAGCGCATGGGATGAGGATTTGAAACCTGCTTTTATGCCGAAAATACCACGTGCGCACGTTAAGCGTAATATCAGGCCGAGCGAGATTGTGTTGGAGCAATTAACTGAGTTAGCAACAGAAAACCACCCATACAGAACTTTAATAATTGATACTGTGACCAGCTTGAATTTACTCATTGAAGATGAAGTTACATTATTTGATACAAAAGGAGCCGAAAATATAGCAGAAGCAAGCGGTGGATTTCACAAAGGTTACAAGACGGTTGCCGGAAAGCACTCGAAGATACGCAATGCAGCAGAAAGACTCAGAAGGCGCGGCATGTCTGTTGTTTTTTTATGTCACACAATGACACAGAAAATTAAGAACAGTCCAGATATGCCGGAGTGTACCGTTTACGGCCTGGACATGCACATTGACTCTAGGCCCTGGTATGTTAACCATTCTGATGCTGTATTGTATCTTAGACAGGGTTTTAACACTAAAGGATTAGAAACTGACAAACACGGGAAGGTGACAAAATCAGCAAAAATCAAACGATTAAACGAGCGAGTATTAATAACCAGCAGCGACGGCGTATATGGTTTTGTAGACGCGAAGAATTGCTTCAATATGCCGAACGAGATCACGGTTCCTCATATGCAAAACCCGATACTGCAATACATACCTCACCTAGCAAGTTACGCAAAACCTATTATTAACGATGAAGAAGGAGCAACAGAAGATGAGTAATATCAATTTTTGGGAAGACGAAGAAGGCGAAGAGATACAACAGCAGGAAAGCTTTGAAAGTAAAGGTGGAGACGACTTTGATGTAATACCGGCAAAGACACGCGCACTGGCAGAGATAGAATCTGTGACTATCGAGTCATACAAGGATGCCGCTGAGATTGAGTACATTAATATCCAATGGACATTGATGAAACCTGAGATTTACCAGAACCGCCGCATATTTCAAAAGATCAGAATTATGGGAGACGATCCAACGCAAAAGAGCTATAAGGAAGACAAACAAGCCGAGAAGATACGCAATGCTAAGCTGATGCTTGCTGCTATCGATAAAATTTGTACTGGCGGTAAACTGTTCGCATTGAAGCGTATGCCGACAGAGGAAGAGTTGCAGAGATATCTTGTCGGCAAGAATGCAGAGATTTACTTGATGGTATATAAGCTTGACGACGGCAAAGAAGGAAATTGGGTTCACTCAGTGTTTGCACCAAACGGTAATATCTCTGCACCAAGCAAGTCTACGACAGCGGTTAAGAAGGCAGCGCCGAAGCTAGCAAGTGGATTTGACGACATGGACGATGACATCCCATTTTGATCTAGAGACAAACACCAGCGGCCTAGCAAGCCGCTTTTTTAATACATAAGGAAATAACATGATCACATTCGACATTGAGACTTTACCAACGAAAGACCCCGAAGTAATTGCGCGCATAAAATCTGAACTAAAGCCACCTGGAAACTACACTAAAGAAGAAACAGTAGAGAAGTGGAAGAAAACAGCACTGGATGAAGCTATCAGAAAAACATCATTTGATGCGCTATATGGGCGTGTTGCTTGTATTGCTTGGAAACATGATAATGATGATGCAAAAGAAACATTTAAGAATGATTCTGAGCAACAAGCAATCATGGATTTCTATAGATCAGTGGAGTTATCTTGTGATTGGTCATTCTGCGGCCACAATATAGCCAACTTTGATCTGCCTTTCTTGCTGCACCGATCGATGATACTAGGTATTAAGCCGCCAGCATCAATCATGAAAGCAATGTTAGCAAAACCCTGGGATGATTGCATCAAAGACACAATGATTATGTGGACAGGATCGCCAAATAAATACATAAGTCTAGATACTCTTCTATGGCATTTTGGTATTCAGCACAACCATCCTGAATTTGACGGTAGCATGGTCGCTGAGACGTGGGAAACTGATCCGCAAAAGGTTATTGATTACTGTGCCGGTGATGTGCGGGCAACCTACGAGCTTTATCAAAAGATGGCATTCTGCGAGAGGGTGTTTTAGTATTATGTTATAATAAATCAAGCGGATAGTAGGCATACGATAAGCCCCTTCAGTAAGGGCTTCCGCTTAACCTTTCACTGATGCTAACTGGAGCTTTCATGACAATCACACAAGAAATATTAAAACAAAAACTTCATTATAACCCTGATACTGGTTATCTCTATTGGAACAAAACAGCTGGAAAGAATGGAGGAATAAACGCTGGAGATGTTGCAGGATATGAACACAAAGGGCCAAAGGGAAAGATTTACATAAAAATAAGAATAAATAGAATTAGCTATTTGGCACACAGGTTAGCTTGGCTGTATATGTATGGTTTTTTCCCTGAGGAAATTGACCATATAGATGGTAATGGTACTAATAATAGATTAAATAATCTTAGGAACGTATCTAGGATGGACAATTGCAGGAATATAAGAAAAGCTAAAAATAACACCAGCGGGATAACTGGCGTCGGAATTGATAAAAGATATAACAAATGGTGCGCAAAAATACAGATACATGGAAGAAACAAATCTTTAGGTTACTTTGATAATATATTTGATGCTGCATGCGCCCGGATATTAGCACAGCAACAATACGGTTTTCACAAAAATCACGGAAGTGATAGACCGTTATGAGTTATGTATTAAGGGATTATCAATCTGATGCAGTATCAACAACTATAGATTGGTTAAAAAAATCAGCGGAGCCAGGATTGATCGAAGCTTTTACCGGAAGCGGTAAATCTTTAATGGTTGCCGAGATAGCTCGTATCGTAACAGGCATGACCGGCAAGAAAGTATTGGTACTGCAACCTAACAAGGAATTGCTACAGCAGAACGCAGCTAAATACCGCTTGACAGGCGAGCCATGTAGTTTATTTAGTGCGTCAGCCGGTAGCAAGTCTGTACGGCATAATGTTGTTTTTGGAACTGCATTGAGCGTAAAAAACCAGCTTGATTCGTTTTGCGAAAAATTCTGTCTTGTTATTCTTGATGAAGCAGACGCAAGCTTAACGCCAAGTATACTATCGATCATTGCTAGCATACGCGCTAAGAATCCTAACTTGCGCATTCTAGGATTGACTAGCAGCCCGTATAAATTAGGACATGGGTATATATACCAGCTAGACATCAATGATAAGCCGATACCGGAAGACAAGGCTAAATCACCGTTTTTCGGTAAACAGATAGTACACATATCAGGCCGTGATTTGCTGGATGCCGGTTATGTCTCGCCTGTTGTCATTGGAGCGATTAACGAAAGCTACGACACTAGCGCACTTGAAGTTAACAGCATGGGGAAATTTACTGCTGACAGTGTTGACCGTGCCTTTACCGGACACGGCAGGAAGACAAGCCGCATTATTGCTGATGTTATAGAGAAGTCTCAGGATAGATTGTCTGTCTTAGTGTTTGCCGCAACGCAGCAGCATTGCGATGAAGTTATGGCCAGCTTGCCAAACGAGATAAGCGCGTGTGTGACTGACAAAACATCATCAAAAGAGCGTGAGAGGATTGTTCAAGATTTTAAGTTAGGTGCAATCAAATACCTTGTGAACGTGAATATTTTTACTAGAGGATTTGATCATCCTGATGTGGATGTTATAGCCTTGCTTAGAGCAACCGAATCAAGCGCACTGCTGCATCAGATCGTGGGAAGAGGTGTTAGGATATCGCCAAATAAAAAGGATTGTTTGTTGCTTGATTATGCCGGAAATATAGACAACCATCATCCAGACGGCGACCTGTTTAAGCCGGTCATCAAAACATGGAAATCCAAAGGCGAGTCAGAACCAATAATCGCTATATGCCCAGACTGCAACACGGAGAACGAATTTACACCAAGAAAGAATGAGGAAGGCTTTAAGATTGATGAGAATGGATTCTTTATTGACCTGACTGGCGAACGTGTAACAACAGATCATGGGGCGATGCCAGCGCACATGGGCAGGAGGTGTTATGGACAACAGTTGATAAAGGGAGAATTTCATAGATGTACATATTACTGGACTTCCAAAGAGTGTGAAGAATGTGGAGAAAAGGAGGATATTTCCGCTAGATATTGCAAGAATGGCCATGAATTAATTGACCCTAATGCCCGCCTTATAATCGAATTT